CGTATTGGCCGGTATCCATCCGTTTGCTTCATATTCCGCACGCTCTTCATCAGTTGCTATGAATATCACATATTCCAGCGCGCGGCCATTTGGTTTATAGCATTCAATATCAAAAATATTACGGACCTGAGGATATGGTTCTCCATATTCGTTAACATCAATATATACCAAACCGTTGGGGTTAATGAAATATTCGTTCTGCACGCATTGACGTATCCATTCCGACAACGAAATTCCTTCCGTGATATTTGAAATAAATGTGATAAATTCAGACTGCAATTCTTCCGGCAGGTTGTAATGTTCCATGCCTCCCTTTGCGGTATATATTGCCCCTATGGGCTGCATAACGCGATGTATTGTGTCCGAAAGGCTGTGCATCATGTTTATAAGCGTATCTATCTGCCCTGGTCTCATAAACTCTGGCTTATCCATCACATAATCTTCTATGCCAACACCGGTAACAAACATATACATAATAGCATATTGATCACGCATCTTTTGGAATTGTGATCTATATGCTTTTTTATTAATTATGTTTTCTATGTCTGTTAATTGCAATATCATATCTTATCGGGTTAGTGGATTATAGATTTTTTAGCGCGTTCCTGCGCATCTATTTCTTTTTGAAGCTTGACTAATTCGTCAATCACCTTTTCGCGTTTCGGGGATATTATTTGATCTATATTAACCCTCATTTTTTCCATTTCTGGAATAACGACATTCGCCCATTCGCATATTGCGTCGCCTGGTTCGTGGTTTAATATTATGTTGCATGCTTTTTGTAGTGTTGGAAATGACATATTTTTTGGATCCATTTCTACCATTTCCTGATATTGGGAAAGTGGGCATTGAATTGACGGGAAACTTCTTTTCATTAAAGCCAGCAACAGCCATCCGCGCATATCCTTATGTATTTCTTTTTGCGGATATGTTACGCCGCGCATAGCCTCACTAAATTTAGGCATGAAATCCGGGTGGTTCAAGAATTGATTCCTGTATTGTTGCGTGGCTGCTGCATTATTGCCAAGTGGTGCTGCTGCATTATTGCCAAGTGGTGTATTCATTTCACAAATGTATAAATAATTATTTTACGCCGACGTATTTTTATTTACCGGCCTCCAACCGTGGCGTTCCGCCCGTTTCCTTTTGCGCAATACTTATCGAATTCGTTTTTTAATAATTTGCATATAAAGTATCGTTTTGCATCTGAGAAATGCCCTATAGGTTCGTATGTTTTCTTTGTGACCTTATCAGTTACTTTAAATTTAACCATTCCCCCAACATTACCAGGCCGGCTGTCTTCCTGTACAGAAACATAATCATTGATTGAAGTTTTGCATTTATCTGAAATTTGTATTGAAAATCCCTGATATTCAAATTCGTAAATGTCGTTTATAAAACTTGCAGACATGGCCACCCTGGGTGCGCTACGCTCCACGCGCGAAACAACGAGAAACCCGCAGCTGCGCAATGTTTCAATAAACTTATCAAAAAAAGAAGAATTGTTTACATCGATTGTTGTACGGCTCTGCGCCGAAGGATCTCCGTATATGTAAACAATATCAGCATATGATATGGATCGCAAGTAGGCCGCAAGTTTAATCGCAGCCTTCACTGCATTGTTATACGGGCTTTCGCATGGCAGTTCCATAATTTGCCGGATTGTTTTGCCGTCCGTTTGCCACAACGATTGCGTTACGTATGGTATAACGTTGTTATCTAATGAAACGTGTATTGGAAAACCAGGCTCATAACCAAATGCGGCAACGTGTTTTATTTCGTTAAAATGTTTCCAAAATTCGCCACCAGTGCGAATTACCCCGCGATCTCCGTTTGCATATATCCGGTAATAATTTGGCTTATGAATTCGATCAAATTCGTAAGCCGCTAATGTGTGTGTGTCTTTAAAGCCGGCTTTCCCGTCCGGCCGGCCCATGATCCACCAGTTGTCTCTATAAGTAGTTTTGATCCAAATGGAATCCCCGGCGGCGTTTATTCGTTTGAATGAATATTCAGGGTCCAAACCACTAAAAATGGATGGGCAATCTTGCACTTTCAGCGGCAGATCGGTCCATATATCAATATCTATGAGATTTTTATAAATCCAAAGTTCGCTGGAAATCGGGTTCCAGTCGTATATAAATTTCTGGTTTTCTTTCCCGCGCAAACGTTTGCGCATTTGATCATTTTCCAGCTCCATAAACTGGCTAAACTCATTCATATACACAAACATTATATCCTCAAGGCCCTTGACGTTTTCCTCGCCGTCCAGTCCGTCAAACCTTATTTCAGCAGTTTTGTCGGCTTTTCTGATGCAGCCTTCAATTGTTTGCAGGAATGGCAATAATTTTAATTTCTTTGCAGCAAGTTTGAATGATTTATATATAGTGTCTTTTATATCTACGTTCTGCTTTCTGACGACATATGTTGACCAGGCACATTCTAAAAGGAGCTCCGTGAGTACTTGGCAGATGGTATATGTCTTACTGGCGCTGCTCCCTCCCTCTATATATATATATCTTATTGATTTGTCTTTCAATAGTGGCTTTAAATGCCAATAAAGTGGGTTATAATTTCGCCTGTCTATTATCGCTTTCATTATATCGATTTCATTTTCATTATATCGCTTTCATTATATCATTTTCATTTTCATTATATCATTTCATTATTCTTCGCCGGTATCATATCCAATAATAATAGTATTTGTATTTGGAAGTGGCTTGTCTTTCTCGTACGCCCCAGTGTGCTTCATTAGCTTGTCAAGTGCGAAATCACGGCTATACAATTCAAATTCAAATTCACCGTTTTTACATATTTTTATTTTTTTAATATTTTTTGTTTTCATGCTTGCGCTGTCTTTGATCTTTACAGATACGGTATTTAACAATACCACTTCTTTAGTAATAGCATCAATAACATTATATTCTACATTGTTAAATTCCAAATAATTACTAATATCATCAAAAGCAATATCTCGCAGCTCTGAAACTACCTCGTCCGACTTCAGTTCCACCCGCGCAGCCCGGGCATCCATCGCAGACTGGATCGCGCCGGCAACTTCTGGCTTTAACATTAGTTGGTTTGATAATGCGTCTGGGTGCGCCGACTGGTACCCAGCTCTAATTACGGCAGCGGACCCGTTTAAATCAACCAAATATTCGCGTATGAACACTTTTTGCTTGTCAGATAACATAATACAGTTTTTTACAGTTCATTTGCGAAGTTAATAATAATTACGATAAGCGTTTTCTTTAACATTATTTTAACTAAAAATAGTTTGTTTGGTAAACTAAAGTTTACTATCTTTGTGTAACAAATCAGGAAATGGTTTCTTGTTTAAAAAAAAAACAAAATGTACACAGCAAACAAAGTAAACGGAATAGGTGAAGTGATAGCACGGGATGTAAATATCATAACTGTTTATTTTTCTGAAACAGATAAGACGACTAAATATCCTGTTGCTTATGGACCTGTAATGTATGCTACCATTGAAGAGGCGGAAGCATCATTTGACGTTAAAGATAGCGCCGAAACAATGACCGCTATCTATAATGCAAATGTAGAGGCTGATAAAATAGCAGCAAGCAACAGGGGTGCAAGTGACTGGCTGGCTGAAAAGAATAGGGAAAACGCAATAAAGAACATGAAATAATATACTTAACCACTTAAAACAAAACAAAATGAAAGTAATAATCAATGCAACCGTTCCAAAATCTTACCAGACGCCATCACTTCGTCACTTCGGTATGGGATGCAACGCAAATGGCAATGGTCGCTATTCCGCGTCAATGACCTTCGATACAATGAAGGAAGCAAAAGAATTTCTTGTAACACGTGCTGAATACTATTTTGAAGATGAAAAATCTTTGAAGAAAGCAAAAAGAGCTATACGCATGTATGGCGTGTTACGCATTGATGCAGTTTCTGCACGAATAGAAAAAATCGAAACTGAATAAGTTGCCGGAATTTCTTAACCACAAAACCAAAACAAGATGACCGATCAACAAAATAGCTGCAAGGAACTAATATTAAAGACATTTAGCGGATGGGATATTTACTTTTTAAGCGCTTCCGGTAGCTCAGTATCTTTATATTTTGAAATAAATGGCCTAAAATGTAGATTCTCGAATCATGGTATTTCAAATAAAGTAAGAATGGATACCGAAATATGCTTTGATCTTCCAAATGCAAGTGGCTCTAATATTTTGCAGTGCGAATATTCGTTTGAGTTAAGGGCTAAAATATATAAGGCACGTCTGACCAATAAACAAAAGAGGGCGTATTCTGGATGGCTTCAAATGGAGTGTTAAAGGCTAACGAGGGGTGCGGGAGAAACAGCACATGGGAGTACGTACTTTTATTTGATTAATTTCTTGCCCTACCTTTTCGTAACGGCCGACTGGAAACGGGGCCGTATTTTTTATGTGAAAAATCGCTATAACTGTTTACGGGGCATAAAATGAAGGATGCGGATGGAGAAATATATTAACTTACTACTTTATATATTGTGCATTTATTATAAAATTCAGATATATTAATGCTGTTTTCTTATATTACAGTTACTACTATACTCATACCTTACTCAGTGTTAACTATTGTCTTACTCAATTGATTTCCAATACTTTAAGTATAAAATAGTTAAAATAAGGGGAAATTGGAATAAGAAAAATAAAAAAAGCAAAAAAGGCTAAATAAACAGTTATAAAGCGTAATAATAATATAAAATACTGATTATAACTGTTTATTTGAGAAAATACAAAAAATAATTAGGCCCTGTTTGGCGCGAAATCTTAACTACTTTCGCATAACAGCCCTGGGCGCGGTTTTTCAGTGAGTAGGGTTTGAGGAACATGTATTATAGTAAAGTATATTCTTTGATGTAAAATAATACTACTACTTTTGTAAAAAAAACAAAATGGCAACTTTAAAATTATACGTGCATCAAAGGGCAGTTATCAATTTAACTGCCGGGGAAATAAAAGCACTTACGGCTAAATTCGGAAGCGTGGATTTAGGAATTAAAACATTCCTTGACGAAGGTTTTTTAAAAATAGGTTTTTATGGTTATGAAAAAGAAGAATTACAGCCATCGGATATAATTCTTCTTTTTTTTGAACCGGGGACGAAAGCAGACGGAACACCGATGATATTGCGCGAGGTCAAGGAATATTTGCTAAATAAAAAACAACCTTATAGAAAAATAACCACTACATCTATGCACTTAGCTGGATTTACGTTAATAAAAAATCTATTGCCCAACCGCAGTGCTGGGTATTACGTAAAGGTTAAAAATATATAATCAGTATATTTGGTTTTCAAGAAATAAATAGTATTATTGCGTATCATTTATAAAATATGGAACAGACACTTATAAGGGGTGGACGCGGGTACGTTGACGAATCCCGCGCTGAAATCATCAGGGCTTACGTTTTCAAATACATTGGAGATTGGCATACGTTTGAATGCGATAATATTGCATCTTTTAAATCAGCGCACTACCGTTATTTAGCGGCAAACAAACTTGCCTATATTTTCCGATTCGAGCATCTCGGCAACACGAACTGGCGTGTAAAGCGCGTTTCATAACTTTTTTTTCGTCAAAAATATGCCCGATACCGTCATTAGCTTTTATAGTGATATTCACGATACGAAGTCTAAAAAAGAATATATTTTACAATACTTTTTGTCCGACATAAAAACCGGCAAGTGGGAGGATTTTGTAAATAAAATAAGGCTGGAAAAAGATAAAGTAAAACAGCGGGCCGCAAAAAAAATGTGTCCGTCTGTTACAATTTCCGGCCATTTCGCAAGCGAGCGCACAGATGGTTCATTAACGAAGCATAGCGGATTTATAGCTCTGGATTTTGACGATTTAGGAAATGACGTTGAGTTGTTTAAATCGCTCATAAATGCAGATCCGTACACTTACGCGAGCTGGACGACTATACGCGGGGTTGGGGTGTGTGTTCTATTCAGGATCGACGGCAAAAAACACCGCGAAAGCTTTGAGGGCATCCAGCAATATATTTACGAAAAATATCCCGAATTTTCTCCCAACCTCGACAGCAGCTGCATCAATGAAAGCCGCGCGAGGTTTGTTAGCTTCGACCCTCATTTATTTGAAAGGCACGATCCATACGAAGTGCCTGTTTTTAAACAGTACCCGAAAAAAGAAAAGGTACAAAAAATAGAAAAAATAATTTACGTACAAAGCGATTTTGAGCGTATTATACAAGAAATTCAGCAAAAACATATACAGATAATCCCGGATGACGCGGATGGGTATAAGAATTTATTACGATGCGGTTTTGCGCTGGCTGATAAATTTGGCGAATCGGGCCGTAATTATTGGCACTCATTATGCCATCTAAACAAAGGGTACTCCCCGCGTACCGCTGATAAAAGATACACATCTTGCCTGAAAGCAAAAGGCAATGGCGTTACAATGGGGTCGCTTTATTATTACGTAAAAAAAGCAGGCATTGAAATATATTCCCCGGAAACAACCAATATAATCCGCGCAACGTCCAACCTGCGGAAATCAGGGCTTACGCCGGACGCAATCGCGACTCAACTGTTTAAAAAAGAAGGGATTGCAAAAGAAATAAGTCTGCCGGTCATAAATGAGGTAATCAATAACCAATTTGTTTTAAAAGACGAAACAGAAAGTACCGAAGATGAGATAATGAATTTTCTTAAAATGAATTATGAGATTGAGGAAAATTACATTACAAATAAACTGGAAATTGAAGGAAAGGTTTTGACGACAAAGGATTTAAACAGTATGTACGTCGATGTGAAGCGGACGATTGAAAAGGCGAAAACAATAGCTATAAAAGAGATCTTGCATAGTAATTTCGTGAAAACATACAATCCATTTCAAAGATTTTTTTCTGACAATGAGGGCAAAATCCCACAGAACCCGGAAAAATTTATACACTCATTTTTGAAATGCCTCAATACCGACAACCGGGCATACCTTGAAAAATTTACCACGAAATGGATGGTTTCTATCATTCAAGCAATGCAAGGCGGCTATTCGCCTCTATTTCATATTTTATGCGGCGATCCCGGAACTGGAAAGACGCATTTTCACAGGTATTTATTGCCTGAATATCTTTTGCCTTATGTCACTGAAGATAATTTGGCGGACCTCAATAAAAAGAAAGTGGATACGGAAAAATTATTGATTGACAATCTTTTGTTGATCATGAACGACATAGACGAATCTTTTTTGCGTAAAATTTCACAAAACAAATCACTGACGGACAGCCGGATATTCGAGGGCCGGTTAGCCTATGCGGAAACATCCGAAAAGCGCAAGCGGCTGGCCGTGCTTTGTGGAAATGCTAACATTTATAATATAGTACATGATCCGTCTATAAACAGGCGTTATGTGCCATGTTCAATTACCGGACCTATGCAGCAGTCCATTTATAATTCATGCAACAAAACAGAATTGCTGATGGCTTGCTATCAGTTGCATAAAGAAGGATATGTTTGGCAGATATTGGGAGAAGACATTAACGAATTGGATTTGCATACTCGGGAGTTTCACGAATATGGGGATGGTGTGAACCTGCTTAAAAAGTATTTCAAACCAGGAAATCCGCAAGACAGCTGGGCAAAGAAAATGACATTGACCGATATAAAATCATATTTGGCGAGTAAAACGTCATTGAAAATATCATTGAGCCGGGCGGAGGTTCAAGGGGCTGGATTTCCTTATTATGTAAATTTATTCCCCAACCGGTCCCCTGGTTTTGTCGTTGAGGAAATAAGTGATTACGGCGGTATAATCCCGCCTGCAAACACCGGATACCAAACCCCGTCTAATAATAATTTTGGCAACGGTTCCGACTTACCATTTTAAAAGCGCAAAAATAGTTTGAAAATTTTTTAAAATAAATTTGGTTTAAAACAAAATGGTTGTATCTTTGTTCTGAAATCAAATCATAACAATTAAAACAACCAAAATTATGAACCAAGCAAAGAAGTTTACCGAATTAGTTGCAGCCGCTAACATTCAGTTCCCAGGATTTGGAATTACTGAAATAATCATAGGCTATGAAGGATTTGAGGACCAGGACGAAGTAGCTACCACGTCCATGTATGACCTTCCAACAGAAGTAAGGGAGTGGATAAAAACACAGGTGAAAATTCACACTGCTTTGAAAGCAAAAACAATAGAAGTTCTTACTGTTTTAGGATTTGATTTTTCGCAGTTTGATAATGGATCTGAATTATCGGAAATCAAAGAAAGGGCAATTGAATTTTTACAGGCACATTCGAGCGAATTAGAACAAAATAGCGATGAATGTGAAGTACACGGAAACGGAAGTAGGCAGTCTGTAAATTATGATGACTCTTATTTGTATGCTTATGCTGCTGCTGATGCTGCTGATGCTGCTGCTGATAAGTATCTACTTATATCAGCTAATATCTGTTTAGAAGCATTAAAAGAGCTTAAAAGTCCGGGTGTAGAATTCTTATATCTTTGTGATTAAGTGTTCTTCATGCAATAAAATTCGACCCAAGCTATCTTAAGTGCAGCCCAAACATTGAATATATGGCAGCGGTTCTTTTTTATACTATTAATAAAAACCACAAAAAATTAAAACTGTCCGTCACCTCTACCTAGATAGATTATCCATTAGTTATGGGTAGTTGATTGGTCGGGAAATTGATTCAGATTAGAAAAAACATATTGATTTCAATAAATATTAATTCACATAAAAAACAAAACAAAATGAAACTTGCAAATAAAAATAGAAATAGAAAATTATTAACTCCTGCTCAAATGAAGGACGGAGACATTGGAGTTATTAGAAAATGGTCTTACACTCTTGCTTATATTGGGGATATAGTTCAAAAATTTGAAAATGATAAATTAATTACTTTGGGTAAAAACTGGAAGCATAGTTTCAAAAATGCTGATAAAATTACTTCCGACGATTGTCTAATTGAAATATTGCCACCAGGAACATTATTAGAAATATAAACCTATACAGTTTATCCACTACCAAAAACAAAGATTATGAAGCAGCAATGTATAAAATTCATAAAATGGGTGATAGATAAATGGAAGTTAAACAGGGGTCACTTGGCTTTTAAAATGGGTATGCCGAAAGGCACATTCAACAACAAACTGAACCCCACACATGCCTCTAATTTCAGCAATGAGGAAAACATTAAGCTGATAGGGGTATTGCGGAAAATGAGCAAGGATATTGACAGCGTAACGGATATTGATTTTAATGACGCTTTAAAAGCACTTGTAAAATGAACCTTATAGACCTAAATGGCAAAATTATTGGTTGCCCTCAATCTGCTGGTATAAATTCCGCTGCTGCATTATGTCGGTTAATAGAGGCGGGAATTAAGCCAAAGGAACTACATATATTCTATGCTCACTTTACAGAACATAGCCCCGGTTCGCTTGAATTTGTAGAGGCACTAATTGAACTGGCAAAAAATAACTTTCCTGTTGTAAAATCAAAAATCACCTATAACAGCGTATTGGAATTTTTTGAGCGTGAAAAAATGATACCACACCCTATTTCATCACCTTGCAGTAGAAAGTTGAAGATAATACCAGTAACTGAATACAACGTAGAAAACAGGATAGAAATTGATTTGATAGGGTATATACGCACAGAGCAAAAGCGTATCGTTAATCAGGAAAAGAGAGGCGGAAATGATATGTTTCTATCAAAGGGCTACCCCGTTGCAGACCTTGACGAAGAACAATGTTTTACAATAGTAAAAAAGTGGTTATGTTGGTATCCTGCTATATATGATTTAAGATGGAATAATGCAGGTTTTATCTTGTATGTAACCGCTAATCTGCATAGGTTCACGGAAGATATACAGCGTAAGTTATTGAAGAAAATAGGCACAGATAAGCGTGTTTTCAAGCATAACAACTGCCTACCATGTAAGAACATGAACATAGATGATATGTTAGCGGTTGAATACTTCTACCCTGAATACATGAAAGCGGCAAATGAACTATCGGATAGGTTAAATGCTTACTGGGGTAGAAGTGCAGACCAATATTATACCACATTCGGCAAACAAGATTATGAGGTAAAGGCATGTGAAGTTTGCCAGTTCGATTAAAACATGGGGTTTGCCCACACTTAGCAATATTGCTATGACATTACCTTAAAAAAAAAATAATCGAAAATGGAACAACACCCCCAACACACCGCAATACAGAATTTAATAATGAGATGGAAATTAAATAAGGTAGCCTTGGCTGCTAAGTGCGGCATCAATGCCTACACTTTTAAAATGAAACTTGCAGGTAAGCCCCATTATAAGTTCACGGACGGCGAAGTAGAAAAAATAACAGAAGTTTTGAAAGAATTATCAAAAGAAATTAAAAATACAATAGACAAATGAATGTAATCAGCAGCGTATTTGCGACAGAGAAGCAGTTTCAGGCAGCGGCATTTAAGTGCCTGAATAATGAAGACGAGTTTATCAGATTTCGCGGATTAGTCCACCACATCCCCAACGAGAATCTAAGCGAATCGGCGCGGTTATTTCTTGCCACACAGGGCGTGATACCTGGGCCACCTGATTTATCATTGCCTTTTTGTTGCCATACATTTTATGCAGAGCTAAAAATGTTGAAATCTATAAAATTCAACAAGAATAAAAAAAGCAACGATTACGGAAAGGATTTCACTAATTATGTGGAAGTAGTATTGGAGTTGCAAAAAATAAAGGAAAGCAGGATTTCCGCGAAATCGTATCTGAGCGCGGCACAAAAAGCATGGCACGCGACGTATGAAAAAACGTCAGCAAGAATACCAATATACATTCTTTTCCCCGAATGGGACGCGGAACACGGGGATTGGTTATTACAAGTACGCCGGTGGGGCCGCATGGTGCGGGAATTTGTTAGGTAAATGCAAGGCGAAGCTTGAAAACGGCAACAGAATAATAACACAAACAGCCGTCTTTAAAGCGTTTGGGCGACCTATGAGGGGGTCCAGGCATGAGGCTGATCAAGAAGGGGGGAAATTGCCCTCTTTTATAGATGCAAATAACCTACAAACCTTTGTGGGAGATGATTTGAGGGTGTGATCAATCAGATAGATTTTTTAGACAAAAACGGCAACGCGAAGCCTGATAATTACCATAAAATAAGATCATCATCATTTTGCGCCGATACCGGCATAGAGATTTAGGACTTTAATTTTCTTTATCATAATTGGAGTTTCTCCCGCGCCATCATATCTGTATAATTTCCGGCTTTTCAATGAATTTTTTCAACATATCCAATAAGGCGTAGTCGTAGTCGTTGGCGTAGGCGTGGGTGTTGGCGTAGGCGTAGGCGTAGGCGTTGGCGATGGCGTAGGCGTTGGCGTAGTCGTAGTCGTTGGCGATGGCGATGGCGTAGGCGTGGGTGTTGGCGTAGGCGTAGGCGTAGTCGTAGTCGTTGGCGTAGGCGTGGGTGTTGGCGTTTCTTTTTTCATTGAATTCACTCAAGCTTATTACACCGTTGGTATATTGTTCACATATGCCGATCAATTCTGCAACTTCCTTTTTTTCAAACCATCCATTTTTTTTGCACTCGGATTTGTACTGGAATAAATTCACTTTTGCGCAATTCAAATTCAATATTTGTTTTTCTTTTGTTGTCAAATCGCAATTTTTGAATACAAACCAAAACTTATGCTCCACCGGTATTTCAAGATTTAGTATTTCCTGAATTTCCATGCTTTCAGGAAATTCGTGGCGCCGGTCAACGCAATTTTCAGGCTCAAAATAACATCCAAAATCTACTTCTTCTTTTTTAAATTGATGCTTCATAAATGTTTTCGGCTTACCTGCCTCGTCGGTGTATGGTGGTTAATCACATACAGAACATTGCGCGATCGCAATAGTTTTTATCTCTGCCAAATAATCTTTGATTGTTGATTCCGGGTTAATCCTTATCAACATATTAATAAGTTTTTCTTTGTCTTGCTGGGTCATACCGTTTGTAATTTATCAGTGAGTAATTCAACTTTAAAATCAGGATAAAGTTTCCGTGCGCGCTGCGCCATGTATTCTTTTATCTTTTCATTCATGCCACGCCAAACCCCGATATGTTTTGTTTTGTCGGGGTTTTGATTTTGGATCGCCTTCCATTTTTTGCCAATTTCTTTCCCGATCTCCCAAAGTTGCAAAAATAATTCCATATCCATACCGCCGGAATTTACATCGTGCCAGTCCTGTACCAGTTTTTGCGTTTCCGATTTCAGCGCTTCAAAAGGGGTCATGCTTTTTGATTCAAAAAGATCCAGCAACTTCACCAAAATATTTTGGTCTATTTTTTCCTTTTTCAGTTTGAAAGCCACAAAATCAGGCTCTTCTACGAGCTTGACGGGGAAAACATATCCACACGGAACCATTAGCGGCTGGTTGCAAGGCAGAAATAAAGTATCATCAATGATATTATCGCATGATGTATCTTCATTTGCGTTTGCAGCCCCACAGAAGGGGCAAGATGGCAGGCATTTGTTTTGGGTGCATATCCGGGCGGCGGCGTGGTTTATGCCCTTGCATTGAGGGCAAAACTTAGTAGGCGCAATTCCGTTACCCGGCTTGCCGGGATTCCAAAATATTTCTGCCAAATCACGATCTGCGTCCCAATCCCCAAGCAATGCAGTACTATTGTGCATATCAAGAAATATAAAATATTCTTTTCCCTGAAACGTGCGTGAGAAACGCCCCGCAATCTGCATCATAAGAGGCCAACTATTCACGTACCTGTTTAATATGCATACTTGCAGTGATGGTATATCTATACCAGTAGTGGCAAGGTCGCCGCCGAAATTGCCCACCGCGCCAGGGTAATGCTCCCACCATTGCCAAAACCATTTACGGTACGATTCGTAATCATTCCACTTACCATCTGCATCAGTGCGCCATTCAGGGTCGTACATTTCGCTTTTTTCGTCCCCTGGCCAATTATCGCCATCCAGGTGCCGCGCGTTGTAACCGTCGGCCACAAATGCAGCAGTCATGGCTAATGAGTGTTCAATGCTCGAATTATAGCATCCGATTTGTTGGCCACGAAATTTTTCCGCTTCCCTCAAAACCGCTTTAATAAATTTTGGTTTTTTTAATATACGCCCTTCGTGCGCGAGGTCAATTTTGCCGGATCCTACAATTGTTTTTTTATCCAATGCGTCTAATCCGTCGTCGGGGATTACGGAAACACAATCCACCAGCCCTTCTCTCTGATTTTTTTTATGCCATGCCTGCAATTCACTAATTTGAGGACCTGTAATGATCTGCCCATAATTCGGTACGCCAATCCTATTTTGCTTGTATGTTACAATAGTTTGATATCGCGATTTTAGCGGCAGTTTTTTAGTTGCGCTTTTTGGCGTAGCGGTGAAGCCGATAATTTTAATACCGCGATCTTTCATTTGGTTTTCAAAAGCCACATGCTCGCCTCTGTGACATTCGTCAATGATAACTAAACCGATATTATCGTAAAGTGATGCAAGTCCGTGGCTATCTCTTAATGAATTTGCTTTTTTGATACGGTTCATAACCGTCCGTACCATGGCCACATAAACCCGGCTGGGGCGTATTTTTTTGGCGTTTGCGTCAATGACCGTTGCAATTAGTTCGTTTCCGTTGGTATCTATAATTGCGGTGCGGATGCTGTTACGCATACCCTCTACCAATTTATCCCTGTGAAATACGGTCAGGACTGATTTTGTGGGATTTGCCGCTAAGAATCGCTGGATTATCATAGCGGCCTCGAAGGTCTTCCCTGCGCCCGTCGGGCGACATAAAACGGCTGTAGAGTAGTTCTCTACATACAGAGTGCGGATAGTGGCGTTACATCCGTCAGTTTGCCAGTAACGGGGTTGGAAATTTGGCGAAAGTGTGTACATTTACTTAATATGCATCATTTTTATAATACAAAAAACCAAAAAAACCGTAAGGCAGCAAGTCGCTACTACCAAACATAATTTCATTATTAAATCCATTATCCTATCCATTTTGCTTCTCCTTTTTCGCCCTGCGGCGTTTTTTGTTATCAATATCCCGATGTTTATTACCAGTTCATTTTTTCTATCCATCTGTAATGAAATTTAATTAAAAAAGACTGAGGTAAGTAGCGATTGCCGGTAAATAGCCACTTAAAAGGAAGCGCCATTATCATGCAGGTACAATATATTATAAACACCGGAGCGGTCAATCTCCACAGGAAATTATTTTTTATTATTTTCCTTCGTTTATAAAATTGAAATGGCGCAAAACGAATTACTTCTTGTTCTTTAAATCTACTTATGTGATAAGCCGATACATTATACTCTTTAAGTAGTTCTTCAAACCACTTTTCTACTTCATAATCACGGGCGACTTCAAGTCTGCTAAAGTTCATATTATTATTGTTTTAAAAAATTAAAAAATTACTCTTTTTTTGCTTTTTCGGTCATATCGTCTATCCAGTCATTGACATCGGACAAATTCTCAATCTGGTTCACTTTTTCAAACAAAATAGCCAGATCATAGGCTCTGTCGGATTGTATTTCTTGGCGCAATATTTTTGCTGTATGAGGCGACTTAGACACTATATTGTTGAAAAACCTATTAACACCATTTTTCTGATTTTGAATATCTACCTTCATCCACGAAGGGCAAATCTCCGATGCCGCCAGCCAATCTAACTGCCGCTTAAGTATTTCTTGGAAATATAAAGTCCGTCTCAGATCGTTCCGAAATTCTGTTTCTCTATTTGTGAGTTTATCCATTTTGCTTCTCCTTTTTCGCCCTGCGACGTTTTTTGTTATCAATATCCCGATGTTTCTTTTCGGGTGTGTCTCCGTTTAGTTCTCCGGCTATAACCCCGGTTGGGTAGTCAGCCCAATCGAATATTTTGCGTGGTGGTTTCATTTGTATTTATTAAAAAAGTTATCAAAATCCGCGATTGGGATGTTTCGGAATTTTTCCGAAAAAGTATTTATTTTATCTTCGTCAACAATAGAAAGGTCACTGCTCATTATAATATAAACCATGGGGTTAATAAAGGGTTTTATCTCCCTGATATATTCTATTATATCTTCTATTTCAAAATCAGATAATTCCACATCATCTGGCGTTATTGTCGGCACGTGGTATCGTTTTTTCATTTTACAAATTTTAAAACATTTAGGTATAATTTATAATAAGCTAATTTAGCGTACAACCCTGTTAATTTGTCTGCGAATTTTATATAAAAACCGCACTTCCCGCACACTTGTTTTAAGTGTGGGCCGGCGAAGTAAAAATTACCCGACCCTTCGTAGTTGCATTTGTGGCACTTGTGTGTATATAGCATTTAGTAAAGTATTAAGTCATTATCGTTATCGTCAACAGGTTCTTGTATTTGTTCGCTAAATATTAGTTTAGGTGTTTTTAAATCCATTTCAGCGTCGCGGATATTTTTTATCGACTCATTGAAGTACGAAGTTTTTAGCTCAAAACTAATAGCCTTGCGCCCCATTTTAACCCATGTGTAACTTTCTGACCCGATGCCGCCAAACATGCTGAGGCACGTATCGCCATGGTTTGTCCAAAGCATCGTGGCGCGTTCTATTGTTTCCAATTGCAATGGGCAAATGTGCTTTTCGTCGTCGTTTTCCCGCGCTTTACGCCCGTTCAGGGTTTTGGTTTGGTTAACATCCATCCATACGGGCGATGCTATTTGCTGCCATTTTGCAACAGGTATGTAATTCGGCAGTGTCGGGTTGGTGTCTTGGTTTACCACGGGATTTTCATTATTGCCGGGTGCCCGGAAAACTAATAAATAATCGGGCATCCCCACTCGGCTCATAGAGCTGTCTTTTTTCACCTGCTTATGCAGCAAACCTAATGCTTTAGTCCGCTGCATTTCGGTTACGGGGTCTTTCCATATCGTTACGCGGCAATGGTAAATAAACCCTGCGTCTGTCATTTGTTTAACCAACATGCCCGACCAGTCCCGCAATCCGATAAAGCCTTCTTTGCCCTTCATTATAGGCGTATCCATGCAATGTATTGCCACATTTCGCCCTGGTTGCATAACCCTCAATAGCTTGGGCGGGATAAAGGAAAAGAATTTATTAAATTCGTCATAATCCTTGCAGTTGCCCAAATCTTCGGGTTCGGAGCTGTAAACATACAGCTCAGGGAATGGCGGCGAAAACATAGAGAACCCGATGCTTTTATCAGCCAGTTGGTCAACGCATTGGATGCAGTCACCCAAATAACCTGTCCAATTTTCCGTTTTCTCAATCCTTATTTCCCGCGCCGGCAAGTGGTCTGTTTTAAAAATTTCCGACATTGCTATTTGCATTTCGTGTTGCATTTCTGTGAATTTTCTTTGTTTTTCCCTGAGTGAAACAACAATATTTTCCATTGTGTCGGTACTGATAATATAAGCGTTTACGGTTAATTTTTGCCCAAACCGCCATTCCCTGCGGATGGCTTGGTAAAGCCCCTCGAATGAAAAATCAGGGCTTGCAAAAATCATATTCCGGCAATTTTGGTAATTCAACCCCATCCCGGCAATTTTTATTTTCGTTATCAGGATGCGGAAATTACTTTTTGAAAATCCCAAAAGGATTTCTTTTTTAAATTCGGGTGTGTCCGACCCGGTTACTTCAAAGTATTCTTTTTCATCAATTCCGGATGCCGCAAACATTTTGCGTAATGTTTCCCCTTCCTCATTTTGCTTAACCCAAATAATAAAAGATTCTTTGCTTTCTTTCACGATATTTACAACTTCGTCCATCCGTTGTATTTTCGTCAACCTCAATTCAGCATTATGAGTGGTTGCAGAAACGGTGTTATCGTTAAACAATTTGGCATTTTCTTTTTTTGGGGTGATAATTAATTTTTCGATATACTCTAATGGCGGCAAGGCATAACCGTCATCTGAAAATCCAATATCGGAAGGTTTGCTTAACATTATTGCCCAACTGGATACCCACGCCCAAAAGCGTTTTTTCCCGTGGCCTTTAATCCGCCAAACACCCGTATCGCCGCTGTCATGGACAAAGAACATGGCCAGCATTACATTATGCTGCAAAATGCCCAAAAATTCGCTGTGGCTACCTAATTCCGTTGGGTCGTTAGGTGATGGGGTGGCGGTGCAGCATAATTTATAGGCGGTGTTTTTAAAACCATTTATAAGTTTCTCTTTATAAACCCCGTCAAAAGATTTAATAATGCTGGATTCATCCAATACGATGCCGGAAAATAAATCAGTTTTTATGTTGTCTATTTGTTCATAGTTAGTTATGTATATACCGGAAATTACAGGGTAATCCGGGTTATATTCCGTAACATTTATCCCTATTGCCGCCCCCTCTGCAATAGTCTGCCCAATCACGGCTAATGGCGCAAATATTATAACCGGGTTGCCCGTATGGCGTACTACTTCATTTGCCCACGTTAGTTGTTGGCGGGTTTTGCCTAAACCACAATCCTCGAATAATGCGAAACGGCCGTATTCGAGTGCTTTTTTGACACAAAACGATTGAAATGGATACAGCCATGGCCAATTATTTTCGCAAACAAAACCGCACGGGATATGTTTTTTTTCTTTGGCGGCTAAAAGTTGGAGATATTCTTTGTTATCGCTCATAAAGCATCTATATTAGTGCGTTCGTTAATAATACCATCAGCGCATTGCACGATGGCTATTTCCTTCCATTTGTCGTTACCGCTCCCGGCGAGGTAGCCCTGCAATGCGGCGTATTTAAGGGTTATATCGTAATCCGACCGCAGCCTTTCCGAAAGCAATATCTTTTCGTTATGCGTTAGATAGTTGTTATGCGCCTTAAGCCTTCTTTTGCGCATGTCATTTGGAATATCCGTTAGTACCATCTCTTATAATTTTCGACAAAGCTACAAAAATTTCTGAATAAAAAAAACTTTTTACAAAAATTTGGAAATAAGGAAAAGTTGTTTAATTTTGCGGTATAAAAGGAAATTTCGATTATTATTTTAACCTCTTTTAACGCCGGATAACATGCATTCCGAAAAAGAAACAGATTTTGACCCGGTAAGCAAATCCATCCTGATTGCAATTGCAATATTGGTTTTTGCATTGACTATTAAAAACTTATTTTATAACTAAACAACAAAATAGAGTATGGAACAAAACCAGCAACTTGCAAGGCAAGATTCATTACCGCCGGAAATTATGGAGAGCATAGTTACCAAAGGCGATTTGTCGGGTCTTACCCCCGCGCAAATGACGCAATACTATATACAGTATTGCCATGCATTGGGGCTTAATCCGACGACAAAACCATTTACGGTTTTAACTTTTCAAGGCAAAAAAATCCTTTATGCCGGACGCGAAACCGCAGCGCAATTGAATAAACTTTACTGCGTTTCCCACGAGGTTTTAAAAAGATACGTGGAAAATGGATGTTATTGCGTTGAGGTTCGCGCTTTACTGCCGGACGGCCGTGTTACTGAATCTATTGGTATTGTCAACATTACCCGACGGGATGCACAAGATAAAGAAATCGGCCTTATGTTTGGCGAAACGTATGCCAATGCCATTAAAAAAGCGGAAACCCAAGCAAAACGCCGCGCCACTTTGGATATTTGCGGATTAGGGATGAATGACGAAGAGACGGAACGTATGCCGGAATCTAAAGAACCTAATGAATCCAATATTAATCAGCCTTCCAAAAAAGTAACAATAATATGAGCAACATACACAACAAAATAGAAACCGGGCTTGGTCTTATTACTGGATCGGAAGTGTGGAAACTTATGCCTGCTGCATTGGGTAAGATAACACCGGAATCGGAATTATCAGTAGGTGCAAAAACCTATATTGAAGAGCGTTTTTGGATGCTTGCGGATGGATTTTCACCGGACGTAAAGGCATCAAGCCTGCAATATGGCATAGACCATGAGCCAATAGCGTTAGCGGCACTTAGCGGCGTTGTAGGCCAACCTATTGAGCGCGGCACTTTTTTAAGGCACGAGTTGGGTTTTTTCGGATGCACCCCTGATACAAAGCCGGTAATGTATAATGGCGAAATTCACAGCGCGGAAATCAAATGCCCGTCCACAGGCCGGAGCCACCGCGAAAACAGGGAAATCTGCATATCTTACAAAAACGAAACAAACCATTGGATGGATAGTGTTTGGGTAAAAAAATATCCTGAATTATTTTGGCAGACGCAGATGGAAATGTATATGGATGGAACCAAAAAATGTATATTTATGTCTTACCATGATACATCTGCCGGTTTAAATCTTGACACGGATATTGTAATGTGTGTATTCAACCGCCGGGACGAAGCGATAGAATTGCTTTTGATGCAGCTTAAAAAAGCATGGGCATATTATCAAGAATATGCGTCAAGTGAGCTCATAGACGGCAAAGCACTTGACGTTGCAAAAGTGCTAGGTATCGAAAAAACAAAATTGGTCCCGATTGGTATCAGGGTTGACGAACCCGGCAAAATGGAAATGGAACATGCTGGATTGCAGGTAAACATGGATGCTGCCCCTGCGCCTGAAAAGACGAAAAAGGAAACCGCAAAAGAGAGAAAAGCGCGCGAGGAAAAAGAGTTTGCGGAAAAATTAGTGGAGTACACTGCTAAATTGCAGGCTTGCACCACACCCGAGGAACTTGACGCGCTGAGGCAAAAAGATAATGAGCCGTTTTTGAAGGCGACATTGGCTCATTACATTGAGATGCGGGATAAAATGAATCGGCCAGTTGCAATAACCAAAGCCACTGCCGAAATATTGCCAAATGGCGACTTGGGTACGATCAAGGGCAGTATTCCACCCGTTGAGCCGGAAACCGAAACACAAAAAAACGATTTACCAGCCCGCAAAAATGATGCGCTGTACGTGCAATTTGATGCCATAAAAACGGAGTTGACGGAGGATGAAATAACTGGGGCGTTTAAATTTGAACCGATGCTTAAATTTATGATGGATAATGCCAATTACATCGGCAGCGTAAATCCCAAACCCGAATACGATGCCGATTTCCGAAACTACGTAATCCCATTACTAAAAGAATTAGGATATACAGATTGGATGAAAGCAAGAGTAACAAAGACCGTTTAGCATATCAAGACACGATTACGCCACCCTGCCATAACACGGCGGGGTTTGGCGGTAAAAAAAAACAAGCAAATGACATACGCAATAACCGGCAAACTGATTGCCAAATTAGGGACATTAACGGTAAATGACAAGTTTAAAAAACAAGAATTTGTCATTGAAGTATCGGAAGAAGTTAATGGAAATGTTTATCCCAACCCCATTAAAATGCAGTTGGTGAATAACAGATGCTCTTTGGTGGATTTGGTGCCAATTGGCGCAAACATCAAATGCTCATTTAATATTAAGGGTAATTCATGGCAAAAAGATGGGAAAGCAAATTACATGGTCAATCTTGATTGCTGGAAAATAGAAAACGCTTAAATCATGCAAATAACCATCCCCGATAACTACGCCGCCGCAATACAAGATAACGTCAATCTCGCCATTGCCGCCAACGAAGCGCTCACAACAGTTAATGATCTACTTTATGACGAATTGGGCATTGCGATAGAAATAACGCCTCATTTGGTGGAGCAAATCACCGAACTTATTGCGCCATTAGCAAAACGTTTTGATGAAAAGGCACGTACGCTATGGGGTGTGATACCTCATTTAGTGCCGCACGATAACTACGTGGTACGGATCGGGCAAGAATTTAATCGCCGATGCACGGAGGTTGAAAATAACATGATTGAGCATGTCGATATTGTTTACCGTGGTGCGGTGAAAAATATTAGCATGGAGTACTTCAGGTTGCATATTGCGTATCTAAAAAATACCGCACCGAATTGGGGATTGAAATCTCCAAATTTTAACTTTGGGAATACCTATGCGATGAACCTATGGGCTACAAAACCCGATATTTTTTGGCAGTCGAGATACAACAAAATGATAGATGATGCTTTTATTAATTTTGAAAATGATAAGGAGATATGACACGCAAAGAAAGAAAGCACACATTACTTACCGCATTCTATATGTACCTACATATAGCGGAGAATGCAAGGAACAAAAAGAAAGCCGGGAATAAACCAAGACCGCATATTTTAAAGTTTTAACCAACTAAAACAAAATGAAAAGCAACAGCACACTTATAGCACTACATGAGAAGTGCATCAAGATACAAGAAATGATAAAGACCTGTGAAGACCGGATAAACGGGCATGAGCGATCTGCAAAATTTCACTTTGAATTAAGAAATGCCGATGCCTGTAAGTGGCAAATTGAACGGCTAGAGGTGAACAAATGTATGATTGACCGGTTGAAATTGTACTATGTCAACACGTTTATTAAGTTAGTTATTTAAGCAAGAAAGCCGGGAATAAACCCCGGCTACATATTTTTAACCTTTTAAAGGTATATCCAACGCATAAATGATGTTATAAATCATGCCATCACTATTAGTTATACTCTACAATATAAGACCATTCGTAAACGGATGTTGATCCAAGATTTGTTATATCTTGGTAATTAAATCCTGACGCAGTACTTGTGGCAAAAAAACCTACGGTTATTCCAACATTTGCAGCTGCAATGTTATTCGGAAATAAAACCACATGCGAATTATTCGGGTAACTTTGGGTGTAAGCCAGATGAAAAATACTGCCCGTAGTTGACACTGCTCCGGTCGTAATCTGTATCACCCCGCTCCGATCATCCGATCCCGGCAATAGTACGTATGTTCCACCGGTACCGGCGGCAATCCCTAACGTTATGGTAGGGGGTTGTAGGTCGCCTATAATTTCTACTATGCCGGACCGTTGAGGAAATGTGTCTGTCACATCAGAACCGCTGTGCGGGTTTGTTATAAGTATATTATTATGGTTTGAAGTGCCGTCTATCAGTTCCAAACCACCGAACGTTGACGGGTAACCAGAACAAAATATACCCCCAATCATGTTACCGGATGAGTTGGCCCAGTTCGCGCCATATCTGTTAAAATTCCCGACAACAAAGCCACTGTTAAACATCTGAATTGCGGCTGGTTCATATTCTGTATATATACTCGAAAGATTGCCTACATTTATGGGATTGATTGTTGTATGCGTTACGAATGAGTTATTGAATGCTGACGCAGTATTTGTTTCGTCAGGCAGATAGTAGTTGCGGTTACCGGTAAGTGGGTTATCTTGTATTGATGCTGAGTAAGAGCTACTTATGTCCGCTAACTCAATATCTGGTTGGGCAGACCCATTACCTGAACTTGCAGACATCAATAGGCGGCCGCCATCGTCACGGTAATCCCAATAATCAGCACCCATGGCACCACTATAACCTGATGAATTTAGCAACTGAAAATAGTTTGTTCCACCCCCTGAATTAGACGCAGTATTACCATTGTTCAATACATTCTGAAATAAGCAAGTACATCCGCTTGTAATTGCGCTGTAAATAGCATCGTATCCGCTATCTGCTATGTGCATTGCGCTATCGGTTGCGCCCCCCACTACGAATGGACCTACACTGTTTGGTGCGGTCTGCGTTGTGATGTTTGCGTCCACCGTAGCCCGTTGGCTGTTGACCCATGTATGGAATTGCGCTGGTGTTGGCGCTTGCGCTGAACTGTCTACACCAGATGCGATAGCTACTACTGTCATGGCAGCTACTGTAATAGATGTGCGGATTCTTTGACCCCATACTTTTCCCGGTATCAGTTCTATTCTATCAGACGTATCAAGGGCTTGCCCCCGTGCGGTAAAAGCCATCCCGGCCATAAGTGCGAATAATATGCGTTTCATATCGCAAATGTAATAAAAAAAAATAATTTTGCAAATAGTAATTATTTATTTACCTTTGGCGGCATGGAAATGACAATATTAGAATACAGCAAAAAATATGGCGCAAGTGTGCAGTATTTACAACGGCTGATCCGACATAAAAAAACAGAATTGCTTATGGAATGGGGTGTGAAATCTTACAGGACGATAGGCGGTACTATATTACTAAACATAGACCCTACAATTGCTGAAAATAAATCTTTGAAATAAATTTGGTTGGTAAACTTTTGTTTACTATCTTTGTGGAAACAAAACACGAAAGGTATGCAATCATTTAAGTTTGATTTTCTCTTAAAGCCAACCCAAGCAAAGAGGATGGTAACGGTAGATGTCGTTGGCCGTTTTTACATAACCGATAATAACGGCGATCTTGTTTTTATTGGACTTGGCAAAAACCGCACAATTACGGATTGGGCTTCTGGTTTAACATTGCAGCAAATAAAAGTACTCCGCGATTTGCTTGCTGATAATGAAATCATGGCTCCCGGCGGTAAAAGTAAAGCAATGCCAAAGCCTGTAATGGATTTGCCTACGGCTTTGCGTAACAGCAGGGATGCGGGATTGCGAAATAACAGGTTTGCAGATGCAGACGAGGCAAATGATTATTTAGGTAGTTTGTAACTGCAAAACACATAAAAAAAATGCAAAATAATATTTTCGGACGCATATTTTTACCGTTGTGGGGTGGCTTTGTTTATACCGCAACGTATATGATTATATTGATTTTTATTTTATGATTTGTATAAACAATATTCAGCAAATGTCCATAATCACTAATTTATATCAGGTAAACGTTGGGCGCACGGTATTATTTACGCAAAGCCCAAATAAAGATGGAAAAATCGTATGCAAATTTCGCATTCGATCAAAGACGGGAAAGAGCATTATTATTCATAATCAAAAAATAAAGTATGACCACACAATTCAGCAAAAAAACGGTAGATAAGGGGTGTTACGATAATCTTGAGCAATTTCCGGAGACATTGGATATTAACGGTATTATTGATCTGCCAATACCAATTTCAGATAAATTTTTGTTTATA